GCCGAAGCGCAAGCGAAGGAAGACAGGCTGCGTGCCCAATATGACCCCGAATTTGCCATCTACCAGGCGGCGGAAAAGAAAAGGTCCGACATCTCCAAACTGGCAAACAGCGGAGCCATCACCGAAGAAGTGGCGACGGCAGCGAGGGCGAAGGCCAGCAAGGAATTTTCCAAGTCCATTGAGGATTTGGAGAAATCCACCGAGGAGCAGGGCAAACTGCAGCTCGCCACGGCTGGCACGGCGCGCGAGTTTATGGTTCTCGGCCACGAGGTTGTCACCGGGAACTTCAACCGCATTCCCGGCTCGTTGATGGTCCTGGCAGAGCGCATGGGCGAACTCGACAAGATCGCGGAGCTTGCCTGGAAGGCCATCACGTCGCCGGTCGGGCTGGCGATCATTGGCTTTGCCGCAGTGTCCGCCTCCGTAGTTGCGCTGGGCGTCTATGCGGAGGTGACGTCGCGCCGGCTCAACGAAATGATGGACATGATGGCCGCGCGCCGGAACGACTTCCGGGACATGGCGAACGAGGCCACCGACGCCGCCTACCACATCGCGGCGGTCACCCCCGGCATCTCGACGACCGACGCCCGCGCGGCGACGGCCGCGCTCGGTGGCGCGCCGCAGTTCCACGGCAGCCAGAAGGATCTGGAAGCCCTCACCAAAGCGGCGAACGACCTCGCCATGAGCCTGGGCACCTCACTCCCCGAAGAAGCCAAGGCACTCGCCGGCGCCATGAAAGATGCCGGCCAGGAAGCGCAAATCCTGAGCGACAAGGGATTCCGCCCGTTCGACCAGACTCTCGTGGACCATATCAAGCTGCTCGTTGAAAGCGGAGACCGGACCAGGGCTTTCGCCGAATTTATGGTGGCGCTGCAGAAGGCCGTTGGGGGCGCCACGGAACGGGTGACCCCGCTGGAGCAGGCTTTCAGCGATCTGGCGAAGGCCATCACCGGAGCCGACCATGCCGCGCGTTCCGGCGAGCAGGGCTTTGGCGCCACCGTCAACGCGGCCATGGTGGATCAGGTCCATGCCATGACTGACGATATCCTGAGCATCAAATGGTATTTCGACGCCATCGCCGCCGGCGTTAACTGGGCCACGGGACGCGCCGCTGTGGCTCCGCTGCCCGAGGGTGTTGGCGAAAGCGCCGGCGCTGGGCAAGGGCGTCCGATTTCCGATGCCGCGCAGGAGAAATTGTTCGCGTCGGCCCGCGCGTTGGAGAACATCGCGCCCGCAGTCGCTGACCTTTCGATCAAAATCGCCGGGGTGGAAAGCGGCGGATCGCAGTTCAACGTACATGGCGGCGTGCTGAAAAGCAGCGCGGGCGCGTTGGGCGAGATGCAAGTGATGCCGGCGACAGCTGCAGGCTACAACGAGGCCCACGGCACGCACTACGACATCACGAAAGAGGAAGACAACCGGCGTATGGGCCTGCTCATTCTGCAGGACCTTTACACGCAGTTCCGTCACGATATCCGCTCGGTGGAGATCGGCTACAACGCCGGTCCCGACAAGGTCGGCAGCCCGCTGCTGAAAAAAGAGACCTCCGAATACCTCACGAAGATGGAGAGGCAGCCAGGCGCCTCGCCGGGCATCGGTCCGCAATACCTCGGTCCGCCCTCGCCGGAAGGTGACGTGTATGGCGTCAGGCAGACTTCCCAGGACAGGATTGACGCCGCACAGAAGGAGCGCGACGCCGCCGGCGTGCTCAGCAAGCTCCTGACTGAAAACGAGGCGAAACAGGCGACCGAAGTCGCCGGCATCGAGGACGCGAGAAAGCGGCTTCTCGACGCCAACGCCACGGGCAATCAGGAAGAGGTCGATAAGATAATCAAACAGATCACCCTCTGGAACGAGGCGCTGGTGAAGCTGAAGGGGGCGCACACCGACCTGTTGCAGCCGCAGCAGCTCCTTGCCCGCGCCGCCGAGGATGCGGTCAGGCCGCTCACCGCCGAGGCCGGCGCGGCCCGCCAGTTTGCCGACATCGTGAACAAATATCGGATCAAAGCGCGCGAGACGACGGGCGATGAGATGAACATCGACGTCACCGCAATGGGCGCGGAGCTGGCCGCCGAACGGACAAAGCTGGCGACCGCGGCGAACGACAACACGCAAAAGGTCGTACGCGAGGGCGCGGCCATAGCGGGCCGCACCGCGTTGGTGAAGGAAGGCGCCGCGGCGGTGGAGTTGCAGGCCAACGCCGACAGGGCCGCGGAGGATGCCCGCCAGTACGGAGAGGTCGGCGACGCGGCATACGTCAAGGCACGCGATGACGAGGTTGCCGCGCTCAACCGGGTAACCATGGCGAAGTATGGCCTGGACAACGCCGAGCATACCGACGCCCTGAAGCGAGAGGCCGCCGACCTGGCGGCCCTGCTGCCGCTGCAAAAGGGCAACGCCCTGGCATTGGAGATGCAGGTAAATCTCGAGAAGGCGGTCACCTACGCCCGCACCAAGGGCGTGGAGGGCAGCACGGAGTACAATCGGGCGCTGAATGAAACCGTGGCTGCCCTGAACCTCGCGACGGTCGCTCACGCCCGCAACGCCGCCGCCTCCGAGATGGGCGCGCTGGAGCGCGAGGCGCGCAACCTGGAGAGGATGGTCCCAATCATCGAGAAGGGCGGCCAGGCGGCGGAATATGCGGCAAACCAGCACAAGTCCGAGGACATCGCGCGCAAGACCGCGCTGCCGGGAATCGAGGCGCAGAATGCCGCGATGGCTGAGGCCAAAGCGACGTTGGATGCCGTGACCACGGCAGAACACGACGTTTCGGCCGCGCGCGATATCAAGGGCATGGATGACGAGCTGGAGCGTCTCAGGCTGGAAGCCAAGCTGATCTATGCCACGGCAGAGGCGCGCGCGAAGGAACTGGCCATCCTGAAGGAACGTCAAAAACTCAATCTCTCGCCCGGCGAAACTGCCCCGGCAGGACCGCAGGCGGACGCGGTCAACAAGGCGGCCGAGGTGGCTGCCCAGGGTGCCCAGACCGCCCAGCAAATCCGCGATGCCGGGGAGGCCGCGCAATTCACCGGGGAGCTGTTCAACACCATGGGCGACGCGATGACCACCGCGTTCAAAAAGGGCGAGACCGCCGGAATGCGCTTCCGCGACACCATGGCGACGATGGTGAAGGAGGTGGAAAAGGAGCTGATGAAGTTGGCGGTGATCAACCCGCTCATGAATGCGCTGTTCGGCGGCGACCGGCCCACGCTGACTGGCCAGAACGGCCAGGGCGGCGTTATGGGCAGCCTGTTGACCAAGGGCGCATCCCTGGTCGGAGACTTGTTCAGCGGTAGCGGTGGCGGTGGCGGCAGTTGGAGCGGATCTGGCGGCGCTGTGACCGCGTCGGCGACCGACATAGCGTCCACGGCGTCGGGCGGATCAGGAATGCTTGTTGGAGGTGTCCATACCGGCGGCGTCGTCCCCTTGTTTCCGTCCTGGAACTTGGTTGATCCTGCCGTTTTCGCAAACGCCTCGCGCTACCACTCCGGCCTCGCGGGCGATGAGTTCCCGGCAATCCTGCAGCGTGGCGAGCGCGTGCTGACGGCCCAGCAGAACCGGGCGCTGACCACTCCCGCGAACTCCAACTCGGCTCGCCAGATACAGCAGCCAACGGTCAACTTCCACATCAACACGCCAAACGCCGACAGCTTCAAGGCGTCCCAGGGCCAGCTCTATGCCAAAGCGCAGAGTGCCCTTTGGAAGCAGAACCGGAGGGGAGGCTAGCCTGTGGCGGCGTTCCACGAGGTTCAATTTCCGCCTCAGATTGCCTATGGCGTCGTTGGCGGGCCGAAATTCCACACAACAATCCTTACATTGAGCAGCGGGTACGAGAGGCGAAACATTGACTGGTCCCAAGCGCGCGGCACGTGGGACTGCACGCAGGGAGTAAAGACCCAGGAAGACCTCAATGCGCTCCTAGCTTTTTTTTATGCCAGGAATGGACGTGCCTATGGGTTCCGCTTCAAGGCGTGGGAGGATTTCCAGGTTCCGAACGACGGAGTGGGAGCGGGGTGGCTGGGCGCAACCGACGGATCGACGACAAACTTCCAGATTGTCAAATTCTATGAGGACTCCGCAGCTTCCTATGTGCGGACGATTCTCAAGCCCGTGGCCGGCACCGTCCAGGTTTGGTGCAATGGAGAGCCAACCACGGATTTCTCCGTTGATACAACGACCGGAATTGTTGCCGTGGGCGGCGCCATCGCGGCGACCAGCGGAGCCCCGCTCTGGGTCGCATGCCAGTTCGATGTTCCTGTCCGCTTCGACAACGACGAAATGAAGGTCACGATCGAGGAGTTTGGCGAGTTCAATTGGGGCGGCATCACCCTCGTAGAGCTGCTGGCGGCCGACTGATGCCCAAGGGGGTAAATTCCAGCCTGCGCGCTCACCTTTCCGGCAGGGTCACCTCGGTCTGCACGTGCGTCCTTATCACGCGGAAAGACGGCAGGGTGTTCGCATTCACCGACCACGACACCGATATCCAGTTTCGTGGCGACACCTATCTGGCGGCCACCGGGTTCATGCGCTCCGCGGTGTCGGCGAACGACACGATGGCGGTGGACAACATGCAGGTGATCGGCATCCTGGACAACGCCGAAATTTCCGAGAAAGACCTTATCCTCGGCCTGTTTGACCACGCCGAGGTGCAGATCTTTTTGGTTAACTGGGCGGCCCCGGAAGCGATGGGGCCGCTAAAGTTGCGCAGCGGCTGGCTGGGCGAGGTAGTGGTGCATCCGACAGGCTCGTTCTCGGTAGAACTGCAGGGTTTGAACAAGGCGCTGACGACTGTGATCGGCGATGTCTATTCGCCGCTGTGCCGGGCTGACCTTGGGGACCCCAAGTGCGGGGTGAACCTTGCAGCGTACACGGGTAACGGCACTGTCGTATCGTCATGGAACTACAACTCGGCATTCGTGACGGGTGTAAGCTATACCCCTGGCCAGGACGAGACCATGGCCACCGTCACGTTCACCGGCGAGGGCACCGTCGGCATGGCCGTCAATGTGCAGGTTGGAGCCTTCAACTATTATTGCATGGCAAGCTACACGCTCAATTCCACTGATTGGGTCAAGCTGCTCGCCAGCTCCATCAACGGCGCGCACGCCTCGGGTTTTCCGGCAACCGCGACCGAGTGGTTTTCGGTGGACAACGTCCATAGCGTCATCATCAGCAAGACGGTGCCGACGGAGACCGGCAACATCACAAAGGCGAACGACCCCAACGGAGTCGTTCAGATATCCAACTTCGCCGGCGCAGGTTCGGCCGGCGATGCCTACCTGGCGGGAGGACTCTGCACGTGGCTGACCGGGCCTAACGCCGGAAGCAGCATGGAAATCAAGACGTTTGACTACGCCTCGGGCTATATGCAGCTCTTCATGTCGATGCCCTATCCCATAGCGCCCGGCGACACATTCCGATACCAGCCCGGCTGCGACAAGACCAGGGAGACATGCCGCTACCGATACAACAACATGCCGAACTTCCGCGGCGAGCCGGATCTCCCCGGGCTCGACCAGATGATGAAATACCCGGATTCGTGATGACACGGGAAGACGTGATTGCGGAGAGCCGGCGCTGGCTGGGGACAAGGTGGCGCCATCAGGGGCGAAGCCGGTCCGGTGTTGACTGCATTGGACTGATTGTGTGCGTGGCGAGGGCTTTCGGAATCTCGGTGGATGACCGCACGGACTACCCACGTGATCCATCTTCGGTAGCCCTGCTCGACCATCTCCGCAGGCAGCTCGTCTTCGTCCGTGCCGATGAGAGCCATATTGGGGTTGTCGGCGTGTTCAGGCAGGCCAAGCTGCCGTGTCACGTCGGCATCATGGCGATGCGCGACGGCATCCCTACGGTGATACACGCCGCCATGGTAGCCCACAAGGTAAGCGAGGACCCGATTATGCGGGGCCGGGACTCCCTGTTGCTGGTCGAGGCCGGCGCGTTTCCGGGGCTGCAGGACTGACGTGAACCATTTGCAATTAATTGCAAAGGAGGCTGAGCCATGGCGCAGATGGCATTGACCGTCGCAGGCAACTATATCGGCTCTTATTTTGGCGGCCCTCTCGGCGGGATGCTCGGCAGCACGCTTGGCGCTGTCGCCGGCACGTTGCTGCAAAACACGCTTGACCACAAAAAAGGCAACGCCAACGCTACGCCAAACGTCGGAGCGAACTCCTCGTGGGGTTCGCCGATTCCCATCGTTTATGGGTCTGCCCGTTGCGCTGGCCAGATGATCTGGTGCGGGCCGTTGAAGAACAAAAATGTCAAATCAGGAAAGGGCAGCCTGATCTCGCAGCTTACGTCCGCCCCAACCACGCAGTGCTCGTTCGCCTACGCGTTCTGCGAAGGTCCTGGCCAGCTCATCAACATTTGGGCTGACGGGCAGATACTCTACAGCGCCAGCGTTGCCTGGAACCTGCAGTACCACAACACGCAATTCTATTTCTATCCAGGCTCGGAAACGCAAGTCGCCGATCCGCTTGTGGTGGATTGGGTCAGCAAGAACGTGCCAGGCGCTTCCGACGCGGCCCCGGCGTTCCGCGGCATCTGCTACCTGATGTTTCAGGATGTGGACCTTTCCCGGTTTGGTTACCGCATTCCGCAGATTTCGGCAGAAATATGCACCACGCCACAGGGTTATCTCCCTGAGCTGACCTACACGGCGTTCGGAGGCTAGCGCATGGCCCTCATTGACTGGGCCAAAGGCGTTGTCTACGTCTCCGACGCAGACAACTCGCGCTTCGATGTTTACTCGATCGCGTCCATGGCGCAGATCGGGCGTCTGAATGTGCCATCCTATTTCAGCCTTGGCTCGGAGACCGCCGCAGTTTCCCCAGGCGGCGCAATCTATATCCAACCCTTCGCCGGAAACACCTGCAAGATTTTCCGCTACGACACCGACGCCGGGCTGGTCACCGGCACGTGGGGGGAATACAGTTCCGAACTGACGAACACCAAGACATCGTTCCAGTGGTCCTCCCAGCTTCTCGTGGTTCCGGTAAGCGGTTCCGGCGAGTATCTGCTGTGCCTGTCGCTGCTGCATGGCGCCCTTGGCGTCCTCTGGTGCGAAAGCGAGATTCAATATGTCTATGGCGCCCCGGCGGCGCGGCTTGAGATCCCCTCGGGGGTCTCCCGAGACCCTTGGCTAGTGGACGCGCTGGCGACAAGCGCATCCCCGCTCATCGGCGCCGCTCCGTTTATCTACAATGACCTCTTGTGGGCGCGATCCGCCGCCGTGCTCGGGGCGCAGTATCCGACCTACACGGAAGCCTATGTCATCAACTGGGACGAAGTGGACGGCACCACGTTCGAGATCTATCTCGTCACGTGCTTTGGCGCCAGCAGCATCCAGGTTGACCACATCGGGTCGATCCCAGGAGGGGGGGGTTACAACGGTGCGGTCTACGACACCGCCGACAACACGATCATAATATCCGGGTCGCTTGGTGGCGGTGGCGCAGGTATGCGCAAATGGAGCCGGGCTACAGGAGTTGTCTGGACGTTCACCGGCGGCTCCCCGGCCCTAGACCCGCAGAGCTATGTCAACGGCACTCTAGGATGGTCTACGCCCGGTTGGTGGACTGTCATCGACACGCGGTCTGCCCAGGTGATCTTCAGCGGTTACCGAACCGACGGCATCCCCGCCAACGCTTATTGGTTCGATCCGATATACAACTCGGCGTCAAACTCGGCGATCTGGGTTGGCAGCCCGCCGACGCAAGCGTTCTTCGGGCTGGCGTTCGCCAACGGCTGCCCGCTACAGTCGATTGTCACTGACATCTGCCTGCGCTGTGGGCTGACGTCGGAACAGATCAACGTGACGGAGCTTGCCAATGTTACGGTCGCCGGCTACGTTTTCGACGGCATCAAGACCGGAGCCGACGCGATCAAGGAGCTACAGCAGGCGTTTTTCTTCGATGTCATCGAGTCCGATTATGCCGTCAAGTTTGTGACGCGCGGAGGGCCTCCGCTCTATTACGGCACGCTCTATCAATCCGACCTGGCTTCCGCCGGCAACACGGAGGAAGGCAACTATTGGGAGCACGCCCGCAGTCAGGACCAGGATCTTCCGGTGACGATCCTGGTCAACTTCAGCGATTTCAACAACGAATGCCTGCCTAACGTCGCGTATTCCAAGCGCACGAATGCCCCTGTGGCAACGGTGAAAACGCGGCAGCGGCAGACGATATCCCTGCCGATCGTGATGGGGCTGTCCGACGCGCAACTGATTGCGCAGACCGCCCTCTGGACCTGCTGGGCGGAGCGCGACACCTTCTCCACCGTGCTCGGCCTGGACTGGCTTTTCCTAGATCCCGCCGACGTGGTGGTGGTCTCACTCAACAATGGCTTCGCCTACACGGTGCGGGTGGCGTCGATAGACCTTGGCGCCGATTACACGGTCAAGGCCACGTTCACAGGTCTCGACCAGACGACGTACACGGGCTGAGCCGGTGTCGGGAATCACCGCCCCCACTCCCCCTGGCCCGCTGCCGGCCGCGCCAACGCCCGCTCCCATCCCGTCATGGAACGCGGCCGGAAGCCCTTATGCCCAGTCAACAACGGTCCAGTCGCGGCCCAATCCGTATGTGCAGGCGGCGAAAGAGCCGGGCGCCTACGCATCCCTCTACCTGGCCAATCTTCCGCTGCTCCGAGACCAGGACGATACCGGAGGAGCCGGGTTCGTGGCGTATTACTGCGCTTGCGCCTACGGCCAGATCAGCAGGTCCACGCTCCAGATGTCGGCCGACGGCACAAGCTACAACGCGGTTGACGTGCTCTCCAATACAGCCTCGTGGGGCACCTGCCTGAATGCGCTGCCGCCAACCGTAACCCCGTTCGCCACCGACAACACCAGCCAGCTTACAATAGCGATGGTTACCACGACCCTCGACCTGGAATCGGTAAGCTGGCTTGATTTCGTCAACGGAGCCAACGCGGCTTTGGTCGGCCAGGAGATCATCCAGTTCAGGAACGCGAGCTACAACAACGACGGCACAATCACGCTATCGACCTTCACGCGGGGCCGGCGGGGAACGGAGTGGGCGTGCGGAACGCATGTGGCCGGAGAGAAGATCATCATCCTCGATACGAGTTGGAGCATGGATGTGCTGGCGCTGGCCCGTATCGGGGCGCCGGAGTATTTCAAACTGCAGCCGCCTTCCACAACGCTGGATTCAGTGGCGGCGGTCAGCTTCACGTTTCTCGGCATGGACAGGAAGCCCTATGCCCCGGTCAACTTCCAGCGGCAGCCGAGCGGCCCCGACCTTGCCGTGGGGTGGTTCCGGCGCACGCGGATGGGCGGGCAGCTTCAGGACGGTTTGAGTTCGGTCCCGCTCTGCGAGCAGTCCGAGAGCTACGACGCCTACATCCTGGCCGCGCCGTATAATGGAGTGGCCGCAAACCGTGTGACGCCCGCCAGCTTCGTCCGCTCCTTCCTGGGGCTGACGGTGCCGGCACTGCTCTACACTGCGGCCGAGATGGCGGCGGACGGTTTCGTTCCCTCCACGTCAACGCTGCATCTCGTCGTCTTCCAGAACAGCGCCACTGTCGGGCACGGGCTGCCCGGCGCCTGCGACCTTCCGCCATATTGAGGATCAGGGGATGTCCGGCTCCACGGCAACGCCGATTTTGGGAATCCAGCAGGTCGCTGCTAACCAGAACCAAAAAGAGATCACAATCAACGACGGCTTCCTCGCGCTGGAGAACGCCACCAACGCCACCCTGGCTGTGAGCCTTGCCACGGGAAACGCGGCCACGCTATCGGCCGCGCAGTTCGCCAGTGCGATCAGTTTTACCTGTTCCGGCCAGACATCGGGCGCCGTCCTGACTGTGCCGCTTGTCCCGCGGCTGTTCCTCGTGAACAACACCGGGACGTTCGCCGTGGCGGTGCAGGGCGCATCCGGGACTTCGGTGTCCGCCGCGCCGGCCAGCATGTCGCTGATCCTGTGCGACGGCACCAACTGCCACACGATCAGCGTGGTGGTGACCGCTGCGAGCATCGCCAACGGTGCCGTCATGGCAAACCTGTCCGGGGCTGCCGCGCCGGCCGCAGGCACCACAATCGGCGCCATCCTCGATACGATTGGCGCGGCCGAGGGCACCTTACTCTACCGCGATGCGACGGCATGGCTGGCGCTGGCGCCCGGCACGGCCGGACAGGTTCTGAAGTCAGGCGGCACAGGAGCGGCCCCGTCCTGGGTGTCTCTGCCCGGGTCCGCGTGGCATGCTGATTTTGTCCTGTCGGTCGCCGGCAACCCGTCCGCCTCCACGAACTACTGGTATCTGCCGCTGCCCGACCCCGTGCAGATCCCGGCCGGGTGGACGGGTTCGGCCGCAATCTGCCGCGCCCACGGGGTCACCGCCGCGACGGTGTTCACGGTGAGCTATATCCGGGGCGGCGTGACGGTGCCGATCGGCACGGTGACCTTCGGAACATCGTCCGTGGTGCCCACGCTTGACGGGCCAACCGCTGCGGTGAACCTGCTGGCGGGAGACATCCTTGTCGCGTCCGCGCCGGCCGTCGATGCGGGCCTGGGCGACGTCGGATTCATTATGGTCGGCATCAGGCAGTGATGCCTTACAAGCCCGAAAAGCATTGGCCGCCGGAAGTGCAGAGTGCGGTCGGGAAAATCTGGGCGCTCGCAGACAAGCTGGGAGCCGACGACCTCCACGCGCTTGCCCGTGTCGCCAAGGAGATGGCGGAGGAGGAGGAGTCGATCAGAGGCAGCCTGGCGCGCATTGGAGATGACGCCGTGCTGCACTATCTCGACGCCCTCTTTCTCAGGCTCAAGGCGCGGTCGTCGGAGGTCAGACGGAAACGTCGCACCGAACGCAAGCCGAAGGAGACGTAATCCAAATGTTTCTTCTGGGAGACTCTTTTGACTTCTACAGCTCCGTCAGCGACATTTCGCAGCGGTGGCAGGTCAACAATTTCAGCTCCCTGCTGCCTGCGACGAACACCGCCTTTGAATCGGGACAGGCCGTCGCCGCATACAATACCGGCGTCATCGGAACAGCGTCCTTCACCACCGGCTCGAACGAGAGCACGGTCTATGGCTCGATCAGACTCAAGTCGAGAACCGTGTCCGGCTCCACATCCGGCTATTCGGGGTTTCGGATGGCGCTGGAGTTTCTTGACGGCACCAACGCCCAATGCAGCCTGGTCTTCCAGGGCGACGGAACGGTCTACGTCAAGTCGGGAGGCATCGACGGGACCAACCTAGGCACGTATTCCGGCGTGTTTGCCTACGACACATGGGACAGCTACCAGTTCTGCGTTGTTTTCAGCACGACGGCAGGAAGCGTGCAGCTCAGGAAGGACGGCAGCACGACGCCGGTGTGCACCCTGACCAACGTCAACACGCAGGCCGGCTCCGGGAACAGCTATGCCAATGCCATCTCGCTCGCCGCCGAGGGCGGCAGCCCGTTCCAGCTCGACGACCTGTTCCTGTCCTCCGGTTCGGGCGCGGCGCCAAACGGCTGGCTGGGAGATTTGCGGGCTGTCCAACAAGTTCCGACTGGAGCCGTGCAGACGCAGTTCGCGCCGACACCGACCGGAGGTGCGGGGAATTACGCCCTGGTCGGAACGGCACAGGAGGCACAGTCCACTTACGTTTCCAGCGCCACCGTCGGCCAGGAAGATCTTTACAGCCTGTCGCCGCTCGGGCTGACGACCGCTGGCATCGTTGGCGTGAACTACTTTGCCGTTGTCGAGAAAGGCGGTTCCGGTGAGCGGACCGCAGGCGTGCAATTAATTGCAAACGGCAGCGCAGACACGACGGTTGCCAGCGGATCGCCCGGCAGCGGCTGGGGAGTGCTGCAGGGGTTCCTGCCGGTTGATCCGACCGGGGCGGCGTGGACCGTGACCACGGTCAACTCGGCGCATGTCGGGATCAAGGTCATTTCCTGATGTCTGGTCACCGCTACTGGCGAATTAACATCACAGGGTCAGGCGGAAGCTACCCTGTGCTGGCGGAAGTCGTGATGTCGGCTGCCGCTGGCGGAACGAACCTGATCGGCGGAGGGACCGCCTCGGCCTCGTCCTACTATGATTCGAGATACCTCCCCTCTTGTGCCTGCGATGGTAACCCGTCCACGATGTGGTCGGCCAACTCCGCCGTT